CCATTAAGGACGATGAGGACTTGGACGCATACTTCAAGGACTTGAAGCAGGAGTTCGCAAATGACGGCTTCAAAGGCGTAACCCCTCCCGAATCAGCGGAAGAGAAGATTGAGAAAGAATCTGAATCTATCGCTAAAATGATTGATGAGGGTACGAAAACTATTGTTGAACAAAACAAGAATTAATTATGTCAGCAGGATTTAAGTATGACTTGGTTCCGCCCGTTGAGCAAGAGGAACGCTACGATGTCCAGACCGGCATTCGTAGACGTGGTCCGTTCAAACTTGATACGCAGAACCTGGTAGTGGGAAGTTTTCTTCCCGGATTTACACCGATTTGTGCGGACTTGAAAAACAAGTTCGCTTATGCGGTAATCAATGTGAGAGTTGCGGAAGCCTATACCACTAGTGGAGAGGCTTTGTCTATCAAAGTAGCTAAGAACTCTTTGGCTTATGTGGGTATGTTTGTCGGAAACGGCAAGAAAGGTGCAGAAGTAACGGCAATTGATAAGTCTAATGCCAACTACGATGTATTGACTATCAAGGCTGCTTTTGGTGAGAATATTGCCAAAGATGCTGTATTATTCAATGCGGTTGCAGTTGATGGTTTAAAGCAAAAGCATGTGGCTAATTCGGCTCTGTTTAACCGTACAAAGGTTGAGGACGGAATCACATTGGTTTCATTGCTTCGTACAGCCGCAGAAATTGAACCCTCAAAATTGGTTATGCCGTTCTCCGAGAACGATAAAGCCAACATGAAGGGATGGTTTGAATTTAACGAGTAAGGAGGTAGGATATGTTTTTAACGATTCAAACATTATTCGATGATGCGAACATTGTTTCCGCTATCATCAGACGTGTGAACCAGACACGCAAGGACACAATCTATTGGCAGCAGTATCTTACTTTCCGCAGAGTGACTACTCGTGTGTTCAAAGACTATATCGGTTCTGTAACTGGAGTTATGGCCGGATCCATCAATTCGCGTTTTGGAGAGAAACCCATCCGTGAACGTCGGAACATCGGTTCCGGATATGGTGAGATTGCCTATTTGGGTGATGCTTATCAGATGTCTATTGACCGTCTTTCTGAATTGCAGGATTTGATTGACAAGTTCAATGCCGCTAAGCCAGCCGACCAAAAGGCTGCAATGGAAGAGATTGTAAACTTCCTGGCAGACGACTACCGTCAGATTACCCTTGCCGCCCACAAGCGTATGGATATTATTGTCGGTGCGCTGTTGATGCTTGGTGAAGCCACCGTTTACAACAAAGACGCTGCAATCACTTCCGGTCAGACCAATAATAAACTGCTGGAGATTACCCTTCCGTTCAATTTTATCAAGCCGAAAAGTGGAGATGTGGTTGTGGACGGAAAGAATATGTTTATCTCTTATTTGAGAGAGAAACTTCATTCCTTGGCACCGGACTATGGCGTTTATGCCAAGATGGTTATGACTCGTGCATCTTTCAACAAGCTTATTCTTGGTTCATCTGAATTTGGTGAGCAGTACAAGATGATTCTCGGCAGCAACGAAATGAAGTTGAGTACGGGATTGGTTTCCTCTTCTTTGGCTTCCGAAGTGTTCACCGGCATCGGTTTGCCGCGTATTGAAATCAAGGAGGACTACGTGAAAGACCAGACGGGAAAGAATGTGCAGATTTACGCGGATAACCGTATTACTCTGTTACCTTCTGACAACATTGGTTATATGCGCCATCATACCCCGTATGAAGCGACAGACCCAGTACAAGGACGTACTTATACCCCGTCAGAGGGGCAGATGCTTATCTCTAACTACCGTGACAAAAACGGTCGCTACATGGAATATACGGCAGAGTGGATTCCGCAGATTTCCAATCCAGATTTGATAACCAATTTCGATTTGAGCGAAATTGCATCCATCCAATCAGTATAAGGGGGGGGGTAGGATATGAAAGTAAAGGTTATATCAGTTTTCCGCGACAAGTTCACCGGAAAGTATTATACTCCCGGTGAAGTGATTGAAGTCGGTGAGGAAGCCCGTGTGCTGGATATGGAAAGCCGCAGACTCGCTGAACGGCTTGAAGTGAAAGCCCCTGAAGAAAAGAAGGAGGTGAAAATCTCCCTCTTTGAAAAGGAGTTTGAGAAGAAGGCTTTGATTGATGCTTTGAAGTCTATCGGTGCGCAAGCTTCCGGCAATATGAAAGAGGAAACTCTTTTGGCTAAGGTTGCAGAACTGGATGAAGAATCAACAGCCAAACTGAAAGAAGCATTAGGGATTGAGGCATGACAGTAAATGACTACATACAGCAAAGGTTTCAGACCTTCGACGTTAACTTGTCGGAAGCTGACCTTTTCGATATGTGTCTGAACGCGAATATAAGCGGAGAGGATGAGATGAACAAGGATTGTCAAACGCGGGTGTCGGTGGCAATTGCGAAGTTCATCCCCTCTCTATTACTCCGTGCCACTTCAATCAGTGAAGGCGGTTTTTCTATGTCTTGGAACATTCAAGGCATTAAGGATTACTATTCATTTCTGTGTAAGCAGTACGGCTTGAAAGACGAACTGAGTAACAAACCTAAAGTGACTTTCTTATGATATTCGCTCCCCACATATTGCAAGTAAAGGTAATCACGCCGATGGATAAGGACGAGTTCGGCAGACCTATACCCGGTACTGGTGGTGAAAGCTGGCAGGATGTTTGCAAATGCCGTTGTGATGATGTAAGTGCGGAAAAGAAAATATCAATCAATGGCGTTTTGTATGATTTTCAGTACAAGGTAGTCTTTGATAAGCCATCAAAGGTTGAAGTTGGTGCAGAAGTTCGTTGCCTGAACCCTGATGGAAGTATAAGAGGCGAAGGCGTTGCCAAAAGCCCTTTGGAAACAAACTATTTTCCCTACAGAGTGATATGGTTGGAGTAGATTTTGATTTCTCAGATGTAGAAGATTTCTTCAATGAAGGAGAATGGGAGGTCGAAAAGAAGATGATTGATGTGGGAGATGAAGCCGTGAAGTACGCGGAGGAACACGGCGATTATCAAGACCATACACTCACTTTGAGAACGTCCAATGATTACGATGTTGATGAAAGCGGTTTAACTCTGAAAAACGAAGCGGCATACGCTTCATTTGTTGAATCTAAGGGATTTGATGTTTTAAGCGGTGCCGCTTTGTATGCGGAGAAACTATTAAAAGAAGAGTTTGAATGATAGTAACTACCGACATAGCGAATATTCTTTACCATGACTGTAATGCTTTCGGGATAGACATCGTTCCACAAGGCGAAACTCTGACGGGGGAATTGAAGTCCGAAAGGATTGTCATCCACGCAAAGAAGCAACGACCGGGAACTTATTGGAAGAAGTCTTTTGTGGAAGTAAATCTTTGCGTTCCAGATTTAAGCGAGAATGAAGCGAACACCATTCGTTTGAATGAACTCGAAAGAGAAGCCATGAAACGGTTTGACGATGTAGTAAGCACCTATGATGGCACAACCTATCGTTACTCCATTGATTCTATCGGTACAGAAGCGGACACAGCTTTTAAGTGTCATTATGTGAATATAAGGATTTTATTTGAAGTATTAAATGTAATTTGAAAAATATGAAACCATTTATTGGAATTAAAAAGATTTGGTACGGTGCGGTTATTACTGCTGCCGTTACTCCTACAACTCTGAAAACATGGTTAGCAGCCGCTACAGAAGTAAAGAACTCTCATCAGGATACTTGGGGATATACAGAAGATGACCCAACAACGACTGATTATGTCAATGAGTTGACAGGAAAAGTCTACTATAAGGATGTTACAGCCAAGGGAGCAAAGACTATGGCGTTCACTATGGGCGAATATGCTTTTGAAGACAAGAAGGAATTACAGGGAGGTGAACTTGTAAAGGATGGACAGACTGTAGTAGGTTGGAAAGAACCGGAAGTCGCTGAAGTAATCAACAAGGCTGTTGTCGGTATGACTAAGACAGGTAATTATATCGTATTTACCAATGCTGCTGTAATCGGCAAGGGAAATTTTGTTGAGAAGAATATCGGGTTAGGGGTTTCAGCTGTTGCGATGGAAAATTCTACAGCCGGAGTTGCTGGTGAGTACTGGTTTGACGGAGAAAAGGTAGATGTGCCTGAGGCTTAACCTAGGTAAAGAGCAATATTTTTAAGATGGCGGTGGGTGATTGCTCACCGCTTTTTTAGTTTATGGAAAAGAACGCATCAAAAATAATAAATGCAGCCGTTTTAGGGAAAGACTTTGAAACGGTGTTTGTAAATGGCAATGTTTATGTGATTTATCCCCCTACGATTCATAAGATAGCAGGGGCAGGATATTATCTCTGTGACTTGAAAGAAGCTGTAACAGTCATGGATATGCTTCGTTCATTGAAAGACGTAGGAACGGCTTCTCGTGCGCTATCATGGCTTATTCAGGGTGATGAGAATCTCTATGAAGAATTGTCGTCCGGTACATTCGATGAAGTAGTAGAAGCTTTAGCAACGGGACTTTCGATGATTTCCGCTGAAAATTTTTACAAGCTGTTAGTTTTAGCCAAGAACGTTGCTCTACTGACAGCAAAGCAACGGTCGTAGGAAACGTCACGTTATTAGGTCAAATTGCTACGTTCATGGAGGTTTTACATCTAAGCTACGATGAAGTTGTATTAAAAATTCCATATCGCAATTTGATTATTATGCAAAAAGATAAATTGCATACGGTTTATGGAGATGTTCTTCAAGAAGTAAATGAAGAAGAGTTTTTTAAGTTAAAAGGCAAGGGTAATCCATTTTAATTTGTTATATTTGTATATGTGAAAATGTTGTATATTATGCTATTATGAAAATTAGAATCGGAGAAAGATTTGGAAAATTGACAGTTGTCTCAAAAGATGAAAATAAAGATAAGGGAGGCTGTATAAAATGGATATGTAAATGTGACTGTGGGAACATTGTTTCTGTGCGTTCTGGATATTTAAGGAATGGTACAACAAAAAGCTGTGGATGTATAAGACGTAAAGTAAAAGATATAAGTGGAGAGAAATTTGGAAGATTGACGGTCTTAGATTTTCACCATAAATATACTGGGCAAAATAGTCATGCTACTTACTGGCATTGCAAATGTGATTGCGGAAAAGAGGTTGTGGTGTCACAAGGGAATTTGCATAGTGGAAAGGTGAGAAGTTGTGGGTGTATGAATGTTGATAGAAGAAAAGAGGCTAATACCACTCATGGGAAAAGCAAAACAACTCGAATCTATACTATATGGGCTGGAATGAAAGATAGATGCTGTAATCCTAAAAATAATTCTTATCGTTATTATGGAGGGAAAGGAGTGCTTGTATGTCCTGAATGGTCTAATGATTTTCTTTTATTCTACAATTGGTCTATGGAAAATGGGTATAATGATAATATGAGCATTGATAGAATTGATTCAAGTAAAAATTATGAACCGTCAAATTGTAGGTGGATTACTTGCAATGAAAATTCAGCTCGGACATGTAGAACCATATTCATAACAGTTGATAATTTATGCCTATCAATAAATGATTGGGCTTCTCGTATAAAAGTTAGTGATACGACACTGACTTCGCGCTACAAAGAGTTTGGGAAAGAATGGTTAGAAGAATCTATCGGAAAGGTTTTAGAATCACACGATAATTCTATCCTATATAAAAATAAAAGATATGCAAGTTCTATTTAGTGGTCGGAAAGTAAAGGTAAGGAATTGGCTAATCGTAGGAAAAAGAAATAGATATGGCGAAATTATCAGAAACTTATTGTATATTTGTTTAACTTTTAAAATTTAAAGCTGAGTCAAAAGAAGAAAAAGTTTGAGAGACCTTGACAATCAACGTAGGAGGATATTTTCTACCTATCTGATGAACGGGGCACAACGAGCAAGGATGGAACGTGCTTACGATAATGTAGCTAATCGAATGACTGCATTTACACGTTCTAAAGGATTAATGGATGGTGGTAGTATGAAATATTACGACCGCAAAGTTTCAGCAAAAGTAAGACAAGGCTCAAAAGGACTTGTTGCTGGGTAAAGATAAAAAGCCGGAGAAATCCGGCTTTATTATTTAAAAATCAAGAACTTTAAGTACGACTGGAACTCCAGAAGGCTTATGTTTTTTAGCTAAATCAGTATATGCAGTCTGTGCTTCAGTTTCTGTATTAAAAAATGCTATATCGTATGGATTCCCGTTCCATGCGCCAAAACCAATTTCCTCCAATCCTGTTCTTGGGTTCTTTACTCTTGATAGCAAATAGATACCGTTTTTGCCATCTTCTACTTTTACAATGTAACCGTTCATAATATTGCCTCCTATTTTTATTGGGTTTATAATTTCTCCGCTAATTTCTTAATATCCTCCTTGCTATTGATTACGTGAGTACTGTCGCCTATGCGGATGGCTCCGACTACTTCGTCGGACGACTTCTCAAAGAGATCTGGAACTTGAACATCCAAAGCAGATGCAATTCGTTCTAATACTTCTACTGAAGGATTGCCATTTATGTGTTGGCTTAATCCAACTCTGGATATTCCCATCTTGTCTGCAAGCTCTTGTACTGTTGTTCCTTGCTCTTTTATAACTTCTTTTATTCGTAAAGCCATAGCTATTCTGATTTTTATTTTATGCAAATATACGTACTTTTAATTATGTAAAGTGATCGCTATTCTTAAACTAAGTTAATGTAAAGTGAAATATTTCTGTTTTATTTGTTTGTTTAAAGCGAACGGTTTACATTTGCATCATAATCATAAAATGATAGATATATGAAACGCTACAATTTATCCCAAATCATGAAAGACGCTCACAGCTTCTTTAGAAGTAATTCAAGAATGGGTAGAACCTTTGGCGAGTGTTTGAAACTCGCTTGGCGTTGGGCGAAAGATGCTATCAAGTTCAAAGAAGAAAGAGAAGCTAAGATAAAAGCTATGTTAGCCAATCAGAAGCCGGTAGAGCGTATTTCTTATAATGATAGTAAGATTACATGGTCTGACTGTTACAATTCAAATAGTAGAGGTTATATGGGTTCTCAATACTGCGGTGATTAAAGGTAGAAAGTATAAACACATAAAATATAAACGAATATGAAAACAGAAGAATTTTTATCCCAATTATTGGGCGTGACAGAAACAAAGGTTTCTAATCATAATATGAATCCTATTGGCTTTGTACACTATGATAAGCCGGATAAAATAGAAAAGCCTGTTCAGCAGCAAATAAACTCTCTTTTGGTTGAGCCCGCTACGGTTGCACTACTTGACGCTCTTAGAGAATGGTTCGAGTTTGAAGCTACTAATTACACTTGTGGCGGATTTGGCTGTCAGAATGACTATGTATTGAAAAGTAAGATTGAAGCTGTTAGGAAGTTATATCCTAAGAAGAAGTAGTTTTCGAGCTACCAAAAATAGATACACGATTATACATAAAGGCAGTCTTAGCACGACTTTAGGGGCTTCCTTTCTCACTCAATGAAAATAGTAAATTTTATATATTTCTGATAGTCAATTATTTAAGCGGTATTTGAATCTCAAGATTTCATTGTTTTGTAAATAGCGTTAGTTGCCTTTATATTTTTGCATCATAATTAAAATCAAAGAGACAATAATTAATTCAATGGAAAAATGAGTATGAAACAGGCTAAAATCAGACCGCCGCCTATGATTTTACAACAATTGATGAATTGTTGGTTATCCGGCAAAAGAAAATTCTTCCCTTACACGATTATAAAATAAGTTTGCAGAGTATTTACGAACCTTTTGCTAATTGTTCGGTCTAAGCACGACACTTTTTAGGCTAAATAGTTGGTTGGTGGTAAATTCGCAGACAGAAATAACCCAGCTATCCTCACGGCTGAAAATATAACCCCGCCATTGGTAAGAAGTGAGGAGCTTGCCTTTGGTGGGGTCTAATTTTTAAAACTGTGTAAAAGTATGAATAATATTCAGATTTTCCAAAATGAGCAGTTCGGAAAAGTAAGAATTGCGATGAACGAGAGTGATGAACCTTTGTTTTGCTTGGCAGATGTTGCAAAAGCACTTGGATATTCAAACCCAGCGAAAGCTGTTATAGACCATTGTAAGGGGGTTACTATTTTGGAAACCCCCACCCAAAGTGGTGTACAGCCTATAAAGTACGGCAAAGAAAGCGAAGTCTATCGTCTAACTATGAAATCTAAATTGCCTGATGCTGAAAAATTTCAAGATTGGGTATGCGATGAAGTCTTGCCATCAATTCGTAAGCATGGTGCATACATGACCAACGAAACACTTGAAAAGGCTCTCACTTCACCCGATTTTCTGATTCAGCTTGCAACCAATCTAAAAGAAGAAAAGCAAAAGCGTATTGAAGCAGAACAGAAGATTCAAAAAGATGCACCCAAAGTTCTTTTTGCCGATGCCGTTTCAACTTCTCAACGTTCTTGCCTTGTGGCTGAATTGGCGAAGATATTGCAACAAAACGGAGTGAATATCGGTCAAAACCGTTTGTTTACTTGGATGCGTGAACATGGTTATCTCTGCCAAAAGGGGCAGTATTATAACCAGCCAACACAGAAATCAATGGAATTGGGATTGTTTGAATTGAAACAGACCTCAATCACTAAACCAGACGGTTCTGTATTGGTAACTACTACCACAAAGGTAACAGGTAAAGGACAAATTTACTTTGTTGAAAAATTCTTGAATAAGGATGCTGCCTAAAAGTAATGCGCACCTCGTTAAATTGGGGTGCGCTATTGTGATTTGCTTTCAAATTAGTATCTTTAACAGCGCTTTCTTCGGGAGGTGCTGTTAATTAATGATTTACTGATTAGGTGTTCGATGCTTTTGAGCGTAAAAGGGCGAGAAATCACCCTTTATTTGTTACTATAATTGTAATATCTCTGCCATTATTATCTATACATTTACGTGAAATAAGCACAACACGGATAGATGGGGTTTCCCATTTGTAGAAATCGCTCAAACAATCATCTTTACTTGTTGCAGACGTATTGGCATCTGATTTAGAAGCAACATCGTTTCCTACATTCTCGGATAAAGAATTTGTGTATTTGTCTATTTTGTCCTTCAATTTTACAAAATCTGTATCTTGTTTATTTTCTTTTTCAAGATAATTTAAAACATAGACATAAGCTCCGTCTTCTTCTTTAGGTGAGACTTTTGAGCCGTAAATGTCTTTTATAGCAGAGTCTATATTTTGATTTGTAGAGCATCCACATAGCAGAGCAATACATAGTATTAGAAATGTTATTTTATTCATGTCCTTACTTATTTTTTGCAAAACTACCAAGAAATCCAATTAGCTCCTAATTATTTTACGACAATTCTACCAATGTCGTGCATCTGCCATCTTAGAAATAGCAAAATAGGCTATCAATATCTACATTTATAATTATTTTACTATAATCGACTGATTGTGACTTTTTCGTTAGTGAAAATATTCACAAAACATTGTATATGTGGTAAATTTATCAAGGGATTCAAGAAATATCAAACCTTTTGCCTATTGTCATGAATTTAATGAGAGAAAATTCTAATAAGGTTTGGATGTAATGTAATTTTGAGTAATTAATAATTGAAAAATAGAATAAAATGGCTAAGCTTTATTTTCGTGTTGGTGCTGATTTTGACAAAGTTATCAAACTTCGTGAAGAAATCGAAAAATTAAAAAATGAGTTGAAAAACATGGACTCAACTCAATCTCCTGAAACTTTTAAAAAGTTAAATGTTCAATTAGGGGAAAGTACTAAGAAAATGAATATCCTCATTTCCGAAGTAGCACAAGCTGGAGCAATAATGGAAAATGATTTTAAAAAGGGCATTTATGATGGTGAAAAAGCTGTTAATTCCCTATCCGAAGAAATCATTAAACAGAAGAATATCATACGTGAGACACAGAATGATGTCTCAATGCTTACGGAGCAATATAAGAAATTAGGAAAGTATGACCCTAAAAGACAATCTTTATCGGACGAATTAAACCGTGCAAAGGCAGCATTAGGAGAACAAAAGTATGCTCTTGGTGAATTACAATCACAACAGGCTCTTGCAAGATTATCCACCAAAGCTTTAAAAGATGAATACGCTTTGTTCAAGGATGAAAGTAAGGCTGTTATTAATGTCAATGAGGGTGTAGGAGTTTCGTTTAAAAAGACGCTTGCTGCTATTGGTGGAATTGCCATGCTGAAACAAGTTGCTTCAAATGTAGTTTCAACTGCTGGAATGTTTCAGAAATACGAATCTGTGCTAACCAATGCTTTAAATGGTAGTTCAGATAAGGCGAAAGCGTATTTGTCTGATATAAATAGTTTTGCTGCAAAAACGAATTTTCAGCTTAATGAACTGACAGATGATTTTATAAAGTTCGTGAATCGTGGTGTAACTCCTTCGATGGATGCCATGAAGAAAATGGGAGATTTTACTAATACCGTGGCTAAGCCTTTCGATCAGCTAACAGAGGCTATACTTGACATAAATAACCCCGAGCGTTGGAAAGAGTTTGGTGTCCGGGTTCAGACGGAGGGGAATAAGGTTAAACTCTCGTTCCGTGATATGACAGTTGAATGTGACAGAACGGTTGAATCTGTAATGAAAGCTGTTGAACAATTTGGTTCAATGAAAGGTGTAGAAGGTTCTACCGAAGCTATTTCAAAGACGATTGAGGGGCAAATGTCGAACTTGGAAGACACAATAACTACTGCTTTGGCTGAGATTGGACTTGCTAATCAAGATTTGATTTCGGGAAGTATATCTGCTGTCGATACTATTGTAAAGAATTATGGTATTATTGGTAAAAGTGTATTGGCTCTTGTGGAAATTTACGGTGTTTATAGAGCTGGGCTTCTGATAAATACTATTGTTGAGCAAGGTTCAGCGAAATCTATATGGGCAAAGATTACTGCAACTAAAGCTGCTACTTTGGCACAAGCCACTTATAACAAAGTTTTAATGATGAACCCTTATGTGTTGGCTGGTGCTGCTGTTGTTTCTTTAGGTATAGCTATGTGGACGTTAGCAGACAATACATCCATTGCTGAAAAGGCACAAGAACGTTTCAACAAGAAACAAGAGGAAGCTAAGAAACTTGAGCAAGAACGTAGACAAAAAATAGAGAATCTTATCCAAAGCTCCCGTGATATTGCTTTGGCTGATTTACAACGTGGGCAAAGTTTGGCTGAACTTCGCAAGGAGTATCCTAAGATATTCGAGAAATACGATATTGAGACTATAAAACTTGCGGATATTCTTAAATTGAAACGTGAAATTGCAGAAGAAGATGCAAAACGTGCAGGAGAAAAAAAAGAAAAAGAGTTTTCTGATATTGAGAAGGATATCAAATATTATGAAAACCTTCTAAAGTCATTATCTGGTCAGCAGGGTGTTGATGGATATGTGAAAAAGCTGAAAGAATTACGAGCAACTCGTGATGTAATGCTGCAAGATAAAGGGAAAGGTATTTCCGAACAATTCATATCCAGTCTAAAGGATGTTGATATTAGTGAATTTGACCGATACATTTCAGAACTTGAAAAGAGAATCAAGGGGCAAGGTGAGTACGGAAAAATAAAGCTTCGTTTGCCTATTGATGTGAAAGGATCTCTGTCTGACGAAGCTATTTATGATGTAAAGGATATAAAAACTCTTATAGATACAGCTAAGTCTACAAAGCAAACTCGTATTGATGCTGAGAAAAATAAAACTACCTATCAAGAAGATCTTGCAACCGCAAAAGCTAATTGGGAGAAGGCCAAGAAAGGATACGAAGCACTTTTGAAAGACCAAAAAGCTACATCCGAGCAGGTAAAGAATGCCCGTGATGATATGCGGGCAAAAGAAAAATCCTATGAAGATTTAGGCGGTGTTGCTGATTCTTCCAAGCAAGAAAACCAAGCCGAAAAATTCCGAAAAGAACAAGAAAATTTAAGAGCATTACAAGAAAAGCAGTCAAAGGATACTATTCGTCAAGTAAAGGACTTAGAGCTTGAAGCTACTCAGTCTAAGATAAATGCTATGGACGAAGGTTCTGAAAAGACTATTGCTCAAATGCGACTTGATCATGAAAAGGAGATTGAAACGCTAAAGCGCAATCGTGAGGATTATCTACAGAAGAAAATTGATGCGGAAAGAAGTTTGTTTGAATCTAATCCCAAGAATAAAGGGAAATCTTTTGATTCTTCTAATGTATTTCTTAGTAAAGACGAAGAGGGCATGTTTAAAAACATGTTGGAATCAACGATTACCAAACAAGGTAATGATATATCATCTTACTACAAAGAACTGCTATCTAAGTATCAAGGTTACGCAGAAAAACGGTTAGCGATACAGAATAAGTTTCAGCAAGAAAGAGACGCTCTTGTAAAAGCTGGTGCATCGAAAGAAGCACTCGCTGAAAACGACTATCAGCGTGAAGAAACTTTACAGTCTATAGATAATGAGTTCGCTATGCGTGAAGATTCCTTTAAGGCATGGGCAGACAATATAGCTGATCTTAGTTTGGAAAAACTGCGTGAATTGCTTGTTCAAGCAGAACAAGAATTACAACGATCTGAATTTCTCAATCCAAATGATTCCCAATTAGCAGGACAAAGAGCAAAAGTTACCTCGCTGAAGAATACTATCAGTGAGAAGGCTGCAAAAAACAATACATCGCCAGATAAACGTAGTAAAAAGGAATGGCAGGACTTGTATAACACACTTTCAAAAGTAGAGAAGGAATTTGATGAAATAGGAAGAACAGTTGGCGGTACAGTCGGGGAAATCATATCTGCCGCTGGAACTATTACTACTTCAACTCTGCAAATGATTGATGGTATCACAACTCTGGCAAATAGTTCATCTGATGCAATGGCAGGAACAGCGCAAGCTGCATCTAAATCCATCCAAGCGGTAGAGAAAGCATCTGTCATTCTCGCCATTGTCGGTGCTGCTTTACAAATAACAATGAAGATGTTTGATTTATTTGGTGGTGATGATACAACAGAGAAATATGAAAAGACAAAAGAAACTTATGAATCTTACATCAATATCTTAGACAAGGTTATTGACAAGCAACTTGAATTAGCAGAATCCTTATCTGGTGATAATGCAAATGCTGCCTACGAGAAGGCTATTGAACTTGTCAAGACACAGAGCGATGCTGCACGAGTATTGGGTAAACAGTATCTTAATTCCGGTTCTTCGTGGAAATCTCACTCAAAAGGATACAGCGAAGTGGATGATATGTCTTGGGAAGGATGGAATGATGCGGCAAAAGCATTAGGTATGTCTGTTGATCAGTTTAAGAGTAAAATGGGAGGACGTATGGAAGGTCTTTTTGATCTTACTGATGAACAGCTTGAAAAACTACAAGCAGAAGCGCATATATTCTGGGCTCAATTAGATTCTGATACTCAAAATTATGCTAATCAGATAGCGGAAGGCGTTGGAAAAGTAGCGGAAGTTATGGAACAGCGAATGACTGATACAACCCTCATAGACGTTGATACCCTTCGTTCCGATTTTCAGGACTTACTCACTGATATGGATGCCAATTCTGCCGATTTTGCAGACAACTTTGAGGAATATATGAGGAATGCTATCCTAAATTCTATGTTGAAAGAATCCTATATGGGTAGGTTAGAGGAATGGAGAAAGAAGTTTTATGCTGCTATGGACGATGGTGTGACTGAACAAGAGTATAACGATTTAAAAGAGGAAGGGCAACAGATTGCTGATGATATGAAAGCTGAGCGTGAAGCAATGGCTGATATGTTTGGTTGGAAATCTGAATCTTCTTCGCAGGAAGCAACTGCTAAAGGATTTCAAGCTATGTCTCAAGATACTGGGGACGAACTTAACGGACGTTTTACTGCATTGCAAATATCTGGAGAAGAGATAAAGAATCAGAATACCATTCAATCCCAATCTCTTAATCTGCTTACCGCCAAGGCTGATACAATTCTTTCCATAAATACAGAGACAAGAAACATAGCGGATGATACACGGGACTTGATAGCACAATCCTATCTTGAACTGGTACAGATTTCAGAGAATACAGGTAATTCAGCTAAATATCTGAAAGATATTAAAGCAGATATGGCAGAGGTTAAACGTAATACATCAAAATTATAAACTATGGCAGATTTACTTATAAATGGCAAAGACGCTTACATTACATGGGGTGTAAGAATGGGAGAGGGGGTTCTTGATGTACTTGGTGCACCGTCACCTATGAAGGAATTCATAGAGAACAAAAGTCGCTTGGAGCACGGAAAACGTTTGATAGTTACAAACCCAAAGTTGGATGAACGGGAGATAACGCTCTCGTTTACTATTGAGGGAATTTCTCAAACTGATTATCAAACAAAGAAAAAGGCCTTCTTTGAAGAATTATATAAAGGTAAAGTTGATGTTAATATTCCTGCTAACAGCAGTGAGATTTATCACTTGATATATTTAGGGAAAAGTGTCACCTATGCGCAAAGTTTCGATCGTACATTTGGAAAGATCTCAATGAAGTTTTGTGAGTACAATCCGGCAAAACGTGATGAATAGCAAACTTTCTTTCCCTTGTTTGTAATGGAAGCTCTAATTTTTAGGGCTTCTTTTTTTTATCTCCGAACTTTGGTGTCATGATACACATCAAAGATATATCTGGAAATATTATATTATCAGTTTCGATCTCTCAAGAGTGTGAACATGTAGAGGAACTGATGAAATCAGACTACATACAACTGTCATGGAGTTCTGATAATAGTGATACTATTCCTGCCGGAAGTTATATCGAATATAAGGGTGAGAAGTATTCTCTTCTTGAACCTTATTCTCCTAAGCAAAAAGATGAAGCGGAGTTTATTTATCAGCCACAGTTCCAATCTAAGATAATGATATGGGGTAAGACTCCATTCTTTATGTATACATATACAGATGATGTGATAACTAATCGTGAACCCGATTGGAGTCTTACTGATAATCCCGCTAACTTTATGTCTGTTGTGGTGGATGCCATCAAGAATGAGACAGGTGAGATTTGGACTTATTCGGTTGAGTCGTCATTGCCTGCATCCACGACTCAATCTTTTCAATCTATTGATATATTTTCTGCATTAAACCAAATTGCAAATGCTTTTGAGACGGAGTGGTGGGTTGATAAGGTTAATAAGGTGATCCATCTTTCTAAAGCGTCTCATGGCGATCCTGTAGTTTTGGAGGTAGGTGAAAATGTAAACACTCCCTCTGTGACTTCCAGTAAGGAAGGATATTATACCCGTTTTTATGCTTTTGGTTCTACTAGAAATATTGTACAAGATTATAAAGGGGCTAACGTAAATAACCTTGTAAATAAACGTCTGACTCTTGATCCTGTTAAATATCCGGGGGGATATAAAGACATACGCGACAATCTTTCATCGGATGAGATATTTAGTAAGGTTCTTATACTTGATGATATATACCCATCTTCTAAATTGAAGATAAGTGATGTACGTGTACGATTGATGTGGACAATAGATCCGGATACAAAAGAGAAAGTACAGATTGGTACAGACAACGAGGGGAATCCGATATATGATCAATATGCCATTTGGTATTTTCAGATTCCTGGATTTTTCTTTGATAATACTGCGTATGATAAAGATACCAATCCGCAAGGAATGCTTATTCCCGGGAAAACGTTGTCTGCTCATTTTCAAAATGGTCCTCTTTCCGGACGTGAATTTGAACTGAAGTATCATGATAAAGCTGAATCAGTAGATAGTGCAGATGGAGCTCCTATTCAGATAAAAAAAGGAGATTATGAGATTCTTTTTGTTAAAGAGGATTCTCTTGTAATCCCTATGATAAACAACCTTGTTCCGGCTGATGGTAATGAAGTTGTTCTTTTCAATATCCGCATGCCAGAAGAGTATACTACATCGGCTTATTTAGATTTAGAGTCAGCTTTAAACAAGGAGATTGAACGCCTGTCGTCTGACTTGAACAATTATCAATTCAATTCTAATCCTGTAGCTTTTGATAATTCTAATCCAAAATTATCATTAGGTCGGAATATTACCTATAAAAATGGTACTTATTCTTATTCAACTCGTGTTATAAAACTTGTTACAAAGTTAGACTTTGAAATTGAGCAGACTATTACAGTTGGTAATGAACAGATAAAAGGTAACACGCAAGAAATAAAAGAGGAAATAGCTTCCGCTAATAAAGATATCAATTTGTTAGCTATCTTGAATAGTACTACAAATTCTTTGACTCAGGCTTATAGTCGTACCCAGCAATTGATGCTTGAAGGTTTTGCATCTATTAAGGACATGTGGAAATTTGATCCCGATAATGCTGATACGATTTTTTCAAAGTATAATGTTTACTCAAAAAAAGCTTTGTCTGCTAAGGGATTGGCTGAAGGTTCTGGTGGAAGTGGCGGTGGTGCTTCTGCTCTTTATCAATTGGTGGATGTCATTGCAAATTCTACAGGTACAGGAGTCGAAGGGGCCGTAGATGGCTCTATTCTGAAATACGATGCCTTAGCCAATAAATGGAAAGCAGGAGAAGCTGGATTGAATGAAAAACAACTTGCTTTCTATCTGTCTACAAACAACTATGCCAAGAAATCAGATATTCCCTCGTTGGCCGGGTATGCCACAGAAAAGTGGGTTACGGACAAAGGCTATCTCACAGCTACTGTATCCGATAAAGCAAAGTGGAATGCCGCTTACGGTTGGGGCAATCATACTTTAGCCGGTTATGCAAAACAGACAGATCTGAATACCGTTTCGGATAAGCTAAACAGTTTTTTGTCCGGAGAAAGTATATCGGATACCATCGATAACTGGAAAGAGTTTCAGAAGGTATTCGAGAACTTCCCCGATTCTGCCAACATGGTTGAACTCCTTCGGGGAAAAGTAGATATCACAACCTCCGTCAAGGCCGGTACAGGTCTTACCGGTGGTGGACCATTGTCTAAAGATATCACACTCTCATTAGGTGAGACTGGTGTTTCTGTCGGAACATATACAAAACTAACTGTTGATAAGTATGGCCGTGTTACTTCCGGCACATCTTTGATTGCATCTGATATTCCGTCTTTAGCAATCAGTAAGATCACAGGGCTGCAAGACGCTTTAAATAGTAAACTAAACTCTAATGATTTTCAGAGTAAGTTTGACGCAGCCATAGCAGCCTGGTTTGTACGCGATGAAGGTAATAAGGGAATTCGCCCTGCTGCATATAAAGGTGAAGAGGTCGGGTTCTACAGTAACACTTATCTTTCTGCAAAAGGCCGTGCAGCCGGTTCCGGTGGTGGCGGAGGAGGTGCTTCTGCATTATACCAATTGTTAGATGTTATTCCTAATGCATCCGGTACGGGAGTTGAGGGGGCTGTCGATAAAAGTGTATTGACTTTTGATGGGACATCCGGGAAGTGGAAAGCAGCCAAAGGGCTTGATGAAGCCGCATTGGGAGATTATTTAACCACCAATAAATATGCAACCCAAGGTTGGGTATCAAGTCAAGGATATCTTACCCAGCATCAATCTTTGGCAAACTATGTTACGCTAAATACTGATCAAAATATTACAGGTATTAAAACTTTTGTTGGTAATAATTTTAGTTTTTATCATACAGATGGTAATTTGAATATAGTACAAAAATCTTCTTATACAGGTGGTTGGGCAAGAGGTCTTAATTTTAAAAATGATAATGATGCTCAATACGCTGTTATTGGTGGATATGGAAACGCAAATACATTTAATTATGTATATATTGGACAATCTTATGATAGTAGATGGATTACATTTGCTTCAACAGGTGTAAAAAGTAGTGTAGATTTAGAAGCTACTAAATTTAAGAAAACTGGCGGTACTTCTGCTCAGTTCTTAAAGGCTGATGGAAGTATAGATAGCAACTCTTATCTGACAACTGTTTCTGCATCTTCTACTTATGTACGTAAAGCAGGAGATATCATGACCGGTGCTTTGACTGTTCCCAATCTTGTTATAAGTAGAACAGATCCGGTAAAACATATAGCTTTTAGTAGAGCTGATTTTAATTATATTACTGCTCCTGCTAATGGAACAATTGCATTTATCACTAAAAATGTTGATGTTGGTGCTTCTGTTTCTGATTTTATGATTAGTACAGGTATCATACGTCCCGGAACTACTAATGTTGTAACAAATGGTAACTCATCTTATAGATGGTCTAACGTATATTCTGTTCTTGGTAATTTTAGTGGTGTTATTACCGCGGGGAGTAGTATTAATGCAGCTGGTACCATCAATTCTGGTGCAAACGTTAATGCTGAGAATTATATTGTCACCAAAAAGGGTTGGTTTCAGAATGATTTAGTCGGAGGCGGATTGTATAACAAAGGCGGTGATGCACGTTGGTTCTATGACGGCTTTCAGTGGTACGCTGATAAAGCAGTTCTTTCCATATCAACAATCACAGGGACAAGGTTAGTATCTAATATTGCTAATGGAACTGCACCTCTTATTGTTAGTTCTTCCACAATGGTTAATAATTTGAATAGCCAGTATTTAGGTGGATACGATAGAGGCAGATATGTATATCATAATGCTTATAGTAATACTAATGGTTGTCTTGTTAGATTAACTGCCCGTGCCACAGAAGCATGTATGATAACCGTACATATTATTGGCAATTCGTATAATGCAAAAAATGTACCTATTGATACAACTATTCAGTTCTACAATTACCCACCGGAAAATAAGATAGTTAATCCATCTGCCGTTCATAATGGATATAATTTTGGCAGCATAGACGTTTTTAATTACGACGGGCAAGTATATCTCTGGTTTAAACAGACGGGGCTTTATCAATCTTTCAGTATAATTGCCAGATATACAAATGGTAATGGTAATTATTATGGAGTTAATGTAGTAGAAAGTATTACAAACGCTGCTAAGCCTACAGCGGAAGTTACAAGATCAGTAACTATAACTCCTTCTGTTTCTGCGTTGCTTACTGATAATGTCGCTTCTGCTACAAAATTAGCTAACAGTAGGAGAATATTCGGACAGTTATTCGATGGTACTACTGATGTATCTGGAGAAGCGTCTGGGGTTACGAGAGTTAGTAATACTTCTGGTTCTAATTTATTCTTAGGCAATAGCGACAATACAGGGTTTGTACAAACAAGCAATATGTGTGCAAGCACTGGTACTACATATTGGTCTTTAAGAACAACAGGAGTTGGACATTTTAGAAGAATAAATTTAGGCGATGTAGAAAATGATGACTCAAATTATAGATTAGCCATAGCAGGAAATGTATATATAAATGGTCATATAATATCTCCATTTTATCGTATTAATTATAGTAATACTAATCCGTATTATAGCCTTACTAAAGGTGATTTAACAGCGCATTTCCAAATATCTGGTGAAAAAGCGTATGTAGGATTTGGAATTAATGGAGCAATTAATATAACTCAGGATGGTAAGGTCGGTATCGGTCTTGGTGCTACTACGCCCTCATATAGATTGCATGTAAACGGCGACTCATATTTTAATGGAAGTTTGATCATCAGTGCCAACAATGGAAAGAAATATCGAATCTCTGTGAACGAAGATTATAATGGGTTGGTAATATCAAGAGAAGATGGTACAGTTGCTAATCTTGTATCAACTGGTGGTATGTCTGCTAAGGGATATGCTTCAGGCTCAGGCGGCTCAGGCGGTGGACTTATTCAAAATGTGTATGGGTATGATGATCTTGGCAAATCATATAGTAGTACTGATTACACCAACACTTTCAATGCAGATACAACTAATAGACTTGCTGCTCGAATAGCTTCATTAGAGGGAGGAAGTGCCTTAAACTTTGTGACTGCCGGCACAGGGGAATTTTTAAAATCGGTTAGTAAAAGCGGAACTACTGTTACTTTTACTAAGGGAACGCCTAATTATATCAATTCTTCTACAACAGAACGTGGCGTAAAGCCTAATGCCACAGGAAATGGTCTACTTAAATTGTATTTTTTAAATGGTACACAATCAGGCATAGGCACAGGTACTTATTATGATGCTTTATACCTAAGTAGTTATGTAGATAATTCTGGTGGTGGTAGTAATCTTATTACTTTTAATAAAAGTAACGGTGAAATGGCTATTCACTATCAAGCGTTCGGTGCTGCTGCATGGGGTACTCGTCGTGTTGTTCTTGACAGTGGTAATTTTGCTAATTATGCTCCTACGAAAACTGGTGGCGGTGCATCCGGTAGTTGGGGTATTAATATTACTGGTAATGCTGCTACTGCTACTAATATTTTTAATAAAGGAACAGTTACGTTAGCTACTGCTACTGAAAGTAATGCCATAACTATAACACAACCTTCTTATACAACAAATCAACCTGTTAAACTTTTAAACTTTAATTGGTATAATGATGTATGGAGTATTGGAAATATTAGAGCTGGTAATACTACAAGTTTAGGATTAGGTATTTTTAATAAAGATATAGAAATAGCTAAATTCAATGTTAGTAATTTATCTGTACCAGCTTTAGTTATTAAAAGTCAAAACCAAGAAAGTCATATAAAATTTACAAGATCTAATCTAAATTATATAACTTGTGATACTTCTGGTCTTATTGGATTTGTAACTAATGGTAAAGACCCAAATGCAGCAAATTCGGATGTCATTATAAGTGGTGACAGAATATATCCCGGAACTCATAACTTAGTTGCTAATGGCACGGATGCCAATAGGTGGAAAAATGTTTATTCGGTATTAGGTAACTTCAGTGGCGCAGTAACAATGAGCGCAGGATTAAATGTTACTGGAAGTATTGTTTTAGCAACAGATTGGGTTAGATTTAGTAAAATCAACATTGGGTTATATAATACACAAGGTGACGCAAGATTTGTTTATGACGGAACTTATTGGAGAGCAGACAAGCATATTTATAGTACTAATAATATGTTGGCCAATCAATTTGTTTCAAATGTCGCCACAGGTGCTGCTCCGCTTATAATATCTTCTACTACTAAGGTAACAAATCTTCATGCTGACTTATTAGATGGTTATCATGCAACTACAAGTTCTTCTGCAAGTACTATTGTGGCAAGAGATAGTAGTAAATATGTTTATCTTAGTTATATTAATAGTGATACAAATAGAGGTGAAAATGGTGTATTAGATCAATTCATATGTACTAATAGTTCTGATAATTTCTATCGTAAATATAGTAGAGATTATGTAAGAGTACGATTAAATGATTTTATTAATAATTGCAAGACATTAGATTTAACTTCATTGGATCAGAACACTTATTACCCGTGTAGTGTCACTATTAGTGCCAAAGAACCTACTACCATTAATATCTTTGTTTCTCTCAACAGTGGTAGTAAACCATCATGGTCTACACATACGAACGGTTTTACCATGAATTTAAGTTGGCAAGTGTTTGGCGGTGGATGGGGAACTACTGCAATTCAGAGAAAAATATTTAATTACTATGTTTCCAGTGTTACTACCGGTGTTCAACCTTGTGGTGGAATTGAACAAAACGCATATGCATCTACTGAGATTGTTTACTTAAGAGGTGGGGCTAAGTATCTATATACAATAAGCAACTCAACTTCTGCTATCGCTATAAATACAAACGGATACAGTTGGTCAAGCGGCAATTATAGTTATTCTGCTCCTACTATGTCTGCACCTAAGAAACACCCTTCATTATGTTATGAATCAAATTCTATGTTAGGGTCTTATAATATTTATTGTGCATACTTACAAGTTGATGATATTAAGGTTAATGGTACTGTTACGGCTGCAACGTATAAGTCTGGAAAAAGCATGTTTCAGGACGGGCAACTGGAATTATCAGGTGCAACTCCTTACATTGATTTTCACTACAATAATTCTACGGCTGACTATACACACAGAATTATTGCTGCCACAGCTAATAGGATGGATATCACAACCAACTTACAGGTCAATGGAGTTCTTTCTACAAATGCAGCTTATTTAGAAACGTCTAACCCCGGATTTAAGACGGGTAATGTTATATTCAGAGCTACCAATACTAATATTGCAGAAATATCTTCTTATAATGCTGAACTGATATTTAGTGGTGGTGGGACAATGGCAGTCAATGTTAGAGCGAGTGGTGCCGGGAGAACTATTCCGACAAAATGGAATTGGCATAGAGGTGCTGCTAATACATGGGCTGATTTTGAGATAGGTCTGCTTACAACCCATGCATCTGCGCATTTAGGTGGAGATGTTACTATAACAGATGATCTTAACGTTAGTGGTAGTACTACATTTGCAGGACATGTAATAGCTGGAATGGGATTAGATGTAATTGATCTCACATACTTGCAGGATGATTTACAAGTTGATGGCTATTCTTCTTTTAATAGTGATGTTACTATTAATGCTAATTTAGGCATGAGGGGTACTATTGATTTAATAGGCGGAACAATCCGGGGTGATTCAAAAAGTAAAATAATATGTGATGGTATCGGTATTTCAACCGGAAATAAAGAATCCGGTTGCATAATCTCCGGTAATCCTTCTTCCTGGAACATCGCTTTCGACCACAACGATATTCAGGCCCGTAACAACGGTATCATGTCTGTATTGTATCTTAACGATTACGGCGGTGACGTATCCATCACGAATGCATCCTCCGCCTATGGTGTGAAGATCTTGTCTACTAAAGCATCTACAAGTTATAGTAATGGAGCATTGACCGTAGGCGGCGGCATCGGTGTAGGTGGAAGTATCTATACACGTGGAAGCGTAATTGCTGACGGTGCCATAAGTGCTAAATCAGCATCTGATCAACGTCTGAAAACAAACTTTGATAGAAATGTTCGATATGACGAAAGACTGTTGTCTTTAGGTTGTGTACTTGATTACAATTACAATACTCTCGCCTTGCAACGTGGCGAAGGTGGCGTTGATCGGAATAGACACACCGGTCTCATATATCAAAATGTAGAGAGAATCATGCCTCATATTACATATAAGTCAGCAGATGGCTACGGTTCGATCAACTATATATCACCTGACTTTATAGCCACGATTGCCGGTGCTACACAACTCAATACATTGGGACTAAGATCAGTCGTAAGAAATGCCGCAAGCCTTGAAAAAAGAATCAGTTTATTAGAGAAAGAGAATGATAAACTTAAGTCAGAGATAAAGAGATTAGGAGGTAGAATATGATAAAAAGAGTGTTAGTCGTATATGGTAATCTATATATAGATGTTATAGATACAGAGAAAATATACGCCCAGGGAGGAAGCATCATCAAGACTTCTAAAGAGATGATACAAGGTTTTCTCAAAGACTTTAATTCTTGTGATGTGAAGATTGCCTATAATAATGTAAGGTATACCAATCTTATCATTGAGAATAATGTACAGATGTTCATATATGCAACCGGAAGCATTAACATGGGAGAAGTTGTTACCGCCCGTATGAGATCTGTTAATTTGCAGGAAGAGCATATAGAACAATATACTGCTTTCTATGCACTTTCCTACAATGTCATCAATGCCCCCATTAATCTCTCAGAACCATACCAGGTTATTGGATTAGGGCAATACAACGGTTTTTGGGATACAGTATATGTAGCTAATTCAATTAAAGTAAATATACTTAGCAAGCATAAGCCTGTCGAAAGTAATAACCCTGCCATGGATATTGGAGTAGGAAACAATTACCGGGGAGAAAGTGGGCGATTGGGAATGTTACCAATATATACCGGATTACCAGCTTCCGGAGAAATCAATTCCGGTTTGATAGATACCATAACCCACGTTTGGCAAAAGAACACTCTTTTGCCATGGGGACGTTTAACGGATTTTGAAGGATACTGTCATAGCGACGATTATACTTCTATAGCCGGACACAGACACCTTATATCGGTAGATGGTTTTGACCCTAAGTTCCAGATTACGTTAGAAGATGTTGTTGTTCCTCCTAAGATTGCCTTGTCTTGTTACCAGGGCACTAATGATGCATTATTAAGTATTAAGGATATATTAGGAGAGTATTACGATGCAGCTTACCTGACTTGTGTCGTCTACAATAAAACAAAGAACATAATACATAATTATAAGGATTCAGTACTACTGAAGAACAGACCGGAGACATTTGCTTTCTATCCTAACATAAGTTCCGATCACAAATGGATTGACTTTAACGACGAAGTCCTTATTGCCGTATGTATTACTTCCACCAACAGAGTGTATTCCATAAAGGCATATAATGTATCCGGCTATGAGGTGAAGAAGGAATACACTTCAGAAGTTTATAGAGCCTTAGACCTTCCGGGGCTGTATGTAGATTACACTGAGAGCTCCCAAGTCAGAACCTTAGAAATGGATAGTGTCCGCGAGTTGGTTTTCAATTTCTACAATAACAGCGATGTTGCTATTCAATCTCCGGCAAAAGTCAAAATAGTCGTTCAATCAACTGCAATTGTAACGCAGTTATCCTACTATAATACTCAGATCATAGAACTTAATAATCAAGGTACCATACAGCCTTATGATTTCCGATATCAGACGGCTAAGGTCTCAACAGCCGGCTTTGGCATGTACTTCGCAAATACAACCTTGCAGAATCCCCGGTCCTGGACCATGTTCATCTACACGGTTGATTCAAACAACAATGAAGATAAACTGATAGGTGTGTACAATAGAGACGATTACAGAGGCGAGTTGTATCCAAGCCTGAATCATGCTACTTTCTTAAACGACGACAGCTTGACCTATAGGAAGTCATTGCAATACAGTAATAACACCTGGTACTGGCAGTTTACGGTTCTTCCCAATACGACCCATGAGAATTATAAAGTATGGTTTAAACTTAATGATCAAAAAACTGGAGAGGACTTCTTGCAATGGCAGGAAACAATAACCGTAATAAAAGGCAAGACTCAAACTTTCGGAGGTTCATTCACTCAAGATGAACATTATATGAATCCCGCCACAGCCGTATTGAATGTTCAGGTTCAGGTATAAGTAAGAAAAAGATATTTACATAGATATATTATATTATTAACTCATTAAACTAAAGAAACAATGAATGTAACAAAAGGTAAGACCATCAGTGCAAAGTATAGCTTTAATGGTCAAGACAATGGATTTAAACTGAGTGCTGACTGTGAAAGTAGAGAAGGCAGATTGGCAGTCGTTGAAAACGGAATAATAGTCAATGCTGAGAACGTCCAGGTTGGAACGTTTAACCGGTACGATCTAACATTGACTACAAATTTCTACGATTCCTCTCAGGCAGTTCCTGCTATTAGTGCAATAACAGGATTTATTACCGCTGTCGAAGAACAGTTTGCAGCTGAATTGTAAACAAAGTAATTAACCGGGGCGGTCCTGTATCGCCCCACTTTAAAAAAAGAATTAATCAATTAAAATATAAAGTTATGAAACACGCAGAAATTTTCAATAAAGCAGCAATAGTTAGAAACATTCCTCTGATATGTGAAGGAAGAGAGTTACCTTCCGGCATGAATGCAATCGTGGTTTTAACCCGTGTGCAGTATGATAAACATATGCATGCTTTTGAAGAAGAGATGAAGGATGTTCTGAAAAGCTTGAAAAAAGAAGGATTCGACGAGCGCTCTGAAAGACAGGAACGCCTGAAAGACATTGATTCCCGTGCAGAAGCCGCGAAGAAATGGAAAAAGGACGATAAAGATGAAAATGGCAATCTTATCGAGAAACCGGCTGCACCAACTCCGGAAGAGCTTAAAGAAGCCGAAGAAATTCGTAAAGAGAAAGATGCCTATGACGAGGAGCTGGAAAAACTGAACTCAGACTACGGTGAAGCTCATGATAAGAAAATGGAGGAAGAGATCAAATTCGATGAACGTAAATTCACTGCTGAACAATTTGAGTCGATCATTAAAATGATCGGTGTTGAGGGTGATATCGAGGTTAATGGAGTAAAAAAGTCTAAAACTCACTTCATTAACATGATTGGGGCCTTGTTCGTAGAATAATCTTTCGTTGCCCGTCCGGATTAAAATTCTCGACTGGGTAACACATAATTAATAAATAAATATGATGGAGTATTTTAAAAGCATGATTATCGGATTGATAACTGGCGTAGCCGCTTATCTTAATCCCATTTCCGGAGAGATAAAAAGCCTTGTAGCTGTGTTTGCTCTCAACTTCTTATGCGGACTGTTAACCGCATTACTTATAAATCACGAAAGCTTTTCTTTCAAAAAAGCATGGCGGTGTATTTGTGAGGCAACCATCTTCTTTGTGTTGGTATGTTGTATCTACTTTATCGGTGAACACAAAGGCAATCCGAGTGGGGCGTTACAATGCGTGTCATTCATTACGTATAGCGTGTTCTACTTTTATGGGGTGAATATACTTCGTAATATCAAGACGCTATTACCTAATGATAGTATTGGGTATAAGGTTGTTGCATTCCTACACTATGTGTTGAGTATAGAATTCATAAAGCATATACCTTATTTAACCAACTATCTACAGAAAGGAGAGGTAAAAAATGAATAAAATAGACTCTATCATTATCCACTGCTCGGCCACACGTGCCGGGCAGGATCTGCGTGCAAAAGACATTGATCGTATGCACAGACAGAGAGGCTTTTCCCAGATCGGATATAACTTCGTAATTGATCTCGACGGTACTGTAGAGAACGGTCGCCCACTCTCTATTGATGGTGCACACTGCAATACGAAAGGATTCTCCGGGGTGTCATACAACAAACATAGTATTGGTATCTGCTACATTGGCGGACTGGATGCAAACGGACATCCGGCTGACACTCGTACCGAAGCACAAAAGAACTCTCTTCGTGATTTGGTTGCAAAGTTGTGTAAGGAGTATCCTATCATTGAATTGTTAGGTCATCGGGATACATTTCCTGACCTGAATGGAAATGGCGAGGTTGAACCGGCAGAGTATATCAAGGCTTGCCCGTGTTTTGATGTAAGGAGTGAGTTCAGTAACTTTTTACGTAATGTAGTAGTGAAACCATGAAAGATTTAGCAAAGATGTGTTTAACGGCTATAATTAGTCTGTTAGCAGTAATTGTCTGTTGTTTTGTGTGTTCTTCTTGCCAGGCTTCTCGGAATATGGAGATTCAAAAGCATATTGATTACTCCGGTGATTTTAATCAAATTCAAAGTGTTATTGAGTCACTGCGAGCGGATGTTAGTAGGCAAACGAAGATAACGAATGACCGGCTAAGTAATCTAAAGTTGGAAAACAAGACTGTTTATTTGTCTGCTCCGGATTCAACCGGTAAACAATATCCAGTTAAGGAAAGTACTACTACTGCATCTAAACAGGAGCAGGAAAGAACAGAAGTTAATGAAACATTATCTGTTACTTTACAGCAGCTTTCTAATAGGCTGGATACGCTGAGTAATAAGGTCGATGCTGTATTAAATCAGAAGGAAAAAGTAATAGAACTGTCGTGGTGGGACTTGCATAAAGATGAGGTATATTACTGTATTATTGGTTTGTTAATTGTGGGATGGCTGGTGAGTGGATTAATAAGGAAGTAATTTTTACGTTATAGAAGCTTACTTGTAGCGACAAGTGGCAGCCTCGGTTCTTCGGAATCGAGGTTTTTAATTTGATTATTTTAAAGAATGCTTTTTTAATATCCAAATAGTGATTATATTTGAAAACTGACAATATTATTCTTTATTGAACTATTGGATTTTAATTTATGGTTAAAATAAAAAGATATGTAAAAGATTGGCTTGTTTGGGTAATTGTTATTTCTATATTGTTCATAATAGCTATTGTTTTTTTCTATTTTATTCAAACAGGTGGAAATTTTGAGGACAAAAAGACTAACTGGGGGGAGTTGGGAAGTTTATTAGGAGCGATTACCGGATTAATAGCTTTTGTTGGAGTTCTTTTTACGTTGAGACAGAATAAACAGCAATTTTTAAATAGTGAAGATAGGTCAGTTTTTTTTGAATTGCTTAGAATATTCATCTCATACCGGGATTCCTTAAGAGTGAGAAGACATAATTGGAAATACGACGATAAACAATGTCAATGGAAGAAGACTTCATGCAATGAAATTTGTACGAATGAAAAAACTTACCAGCAGATTTGTTTTGAGTTGCACTATACATTTTATATGGAAATAAGAAGAGGGATTCCAGAGCATTTTTCCAAAGATGAGTTCAAAAGGAGAATTGTTCCTCAAAGCATAACAATGGAACAATACCTATTGACGTATAGTAGTTTAGTTGTTGCTATCGATAATATTTATTCTGAATATAGTTGGAGCAAGTGTGGAGGAGCAAGCATTGTGAATCCAATACCTGCCAATGCTTATGATTACTTATGTCTGTGTACGATTAAAATTTATTTAGAACAGAGTAATCTCAAACCAATAGCTGAAGCCTGTACTAAAGCTGCCAATACTTGTTTTGCTCCATATAAAAATCAACTTGGTACATATTTTAGGAATGCTTACTATATTTTGGAAATGGCTTCGGAGTTCAACTCACCTAAAAATTACTCAAAGATATTTCGGGCACAACTATCAAAAGATGAACTAACTCTACTATTTTTCAATTCATTTAGTTCGCTATCAACTCCCAAGACACGAGAATTATACTTGAGTGCTGATCTATTCAATAACCTTGAATTAAAAGATATACGATTGCGGGAGGGGATAAATGATGAGTCTGTATCTCGTATGGAGTATCTAAACTTTCCATCCATTTTGTCTCAAACTGTGGTTGAAAATGAATATGTTTCCTGTGACCTTCTAAAGAAACTATACAATTCGGTTCAGATAGAAAACAATAAGAATGTTATAAAGCAGATTTAAAGGGAGGGCTGAACTTTCCCTTCATTATTACAAAAAATATGTTTCACACAGGCAATTTAATAGGGAAGTATAACAGAAGGTATATTTTAGTTTATAAATGGTACACTGTGGATTGAGAATAAGATAATAGTAGAAGCTTACTTGTAGCGACAAGTGACATTTCCCGGTTCTTAATGGATCGGGGATTTTTATTATATTTGCCGGAAAATTAAAAATCATGGCACATAATTACGACTACGAATCAGTACAAGAACTGCTCTCTTGGGCAAAGAATATGCTTGAAAACAAGGCATATCCAGAATCCCCCTATCAACTTAACAAGTGTACAAAGATACTTGATTGTGAAGTCTATCTTAATAGTGCAATAGCTACTATCTCGTCTCATTGGGAGAATCCTACGTTCCATCCTACGATTGAACATCTGTGGGAGTTTAGAGAGAAGGTAGAAGGAAAGGTAGACTAATTATTCGGCTTTATTCAGTATGGTTTTATCTGTTGGCTTTTTCTTTATAAAATCATTCTCAATGACATAAGCGTCCATCTTGTCAGCCTCATAGGGATGTAAGAAAGTTGTTATTTCCTGTTTCGTCAGATTAGGGTTCAGCCATTTTTCTTCATTATCCTTTGACAATATAGCCGGCATACGATGTTTTGTATTGTGGATATAATCAGTAAGAGAATTGGTCTCAGTGGTGATAATAGAGAAGGTAGAATATTCTTCTCCTGTCTCTTTATCCAGCCATGAGTCATATATCCCGGCCATTGAAAAAATAGGCTCATCTTTTAGATAAATATAGTAAGGGATCTTCTTGGCCCCTTCATGTCTCCACTCAAAATAACCGGTGCTCGGTACGATACATCGTTTCTTCATAATTGGCTCCCGGAATGATGGCTTTTCAAAGATAGTATCGGCCCGGGCATTGAGTGTCATTCTTCTAATTTCATCTGCATTAGCTTCATCTTTGGTCCAAAAAGGAATTAGCCCCCAATTGAATACTTGTATTTCGTCTGAAGTAGTTATAATCGGATACTTCGGGAAGGTGAAAGCACTAACATGATATTGTTCATTAAGTATATCTTGGTATATTTCGACTACATCCGACTTACGTCCATAACGGGCTGCTAATTTAACGGCTTTTGCTGACATTGAATTATGGAAACACATACTATTTACAGTTAATGGTTAGTATTTCGTTGATATCAGTTGTATAACGTTGAGAGAGCTGTTCTTGTTTAAGTTTCCAATCTCGTCCTGATCCCTGTATTGCAAGTTTCACGAGTTGACTGTGTTTACCATTTATTTGGTCGATAGTTTGCATTAATTGTTCTCGTTTAGTCCGATCTATTTTATCGAATAGTCCCATTTGTGCACCTTCTGTTATTTCAGTGATAATGACACCGGCTTTCTTATATTGATAGCCTTGTATGAAAATAGTTTTTAATCCGGCCAGTGCATAATGAACTATTTCTAATGTATCATTTGTCGGTACCGGGAGATGTATAACTGTGTTCTTCCAGTATTGAGGTAGATCCTCCCGGAAATTGTTGGTATGAATGAATACCATGAGAGACATAGCATATGATTTTTGTTGCCTGAGTTTCTTTGCACAGGTGGATGCGTGTGTTGCTATTGCTTCGGCCATCGTGTCTATATCGGTAAGCATCTTACCAAATGAGCGCGAAGTACAAATTTGTTTTTTGGCCGGTGGAGCTGATTCCATATCAATACATGAGATACCACGAAGCTCCTTCCATGTACGTTCACCGACTACTGTCATGTTTTTACGTATCCATGAACCGGGAAGCTGAGTAAAATCATAGGCTGTTTTCACTCTTTGTTTTTCAAGTTTGGTTGCCTGTCTACGTCCTATTCCCCATACATCGGTAATATCTGTTAGTTTTAATGCCTTAATTCTTTTTTCTTCGGTGTCGATGATACATAGTCTATTGTATGCAGGATATTTCTTTGCGAACTTATTAGCTACCTTTGCAAGCGTTTTTGTAGGGGCAATACCTAAACTAACAGGAATACCGGTGCCACATGTCACCTTGTTTACTATTTTTGTTCCGAGTAATTGTATATCTTGAATACCGTCAAGGTTGATAAATGCTTCGTCGATAGAATAGACTTCCAGTTCGGGTGCTAATCCTGCCAAAATAGACATTACGCGTCCGGACATATCTCCATATAACGTATAATTGCTACTGAATACAGCAACTTCGTGACTACTTACCAAATCCTTAATCTGATAAGCAGGTACGCCCATTTTAATTCCTAAGACTTTAGCTTCATTACTACGTGCGATAACACATCCGTCATTATTTGATAATACAACGATAGGTTTACCATTTAAAGCAGGATTGAACACTCTTTCGCAGGAAGCGTAAAAGTTATTGCAGTCCATTAGTCCAAACATTATCTTTTTCTCCGATTCTTTTTAATTGTGTACGTAACAACGCCCCATACAATGAAGTTATTGTCTGCTGTAACTTTAATTAGAGGATATTCAGAATTGGAAGGAATGAGCCAGGCTGCATTCTGTTCTAACCGTACTCTTTTAACTGTGAATTCTCCGTCAATGAAACATACGGCTAAATCATTGTCCTGTAGCTCTAACGACTTGTCAATAACAAGTATATCACCTTCCTCTATCCCTTCATCCCGCATTGAGTCGCCAACAACGCGACCGTAAAAAGTACTGGCCGGATGCTTGATAAGTTCTTTGTTTAAATCGATAGCTTGTTCCAAATAATCCTGGGCAGGAGAGGGGAAGCCGGCTTTAATACCTTCATCAGCATATTGCAGTGGAAGGTTGCTTGATATATCTATTTTATGTATTTCAATTTGCTTTTTCATAACTCTACAATTTCTCCTATAAACAAAAGAAAGCAGAGTTTGCTCGCAAAATGATATTTGTTTAATTATAAATAGTCTTTTCCCAATCATCCAATATCGTCATTTCCCATTTGGGAAGCTCCGGATTAATATAGGTAACTGAGTTACCATATACAGAGAAACTTTTCCCCATAAACTCACTTATTGCTTCATCTTCTCCCTTTTGTAGACAAATATTCATGAAAATGTGCATCTCATCCCAATTGGTAGGTCCAATAAACAATGATTCAACAAACTTACCTTTAATTGGGATGCCTATAACTGAGTCTTTTATCCGTTCAATCATGGAAATAGCTTCGTTGTATGTCATATTAGTAGCGCTTTGGGGACAAAGATACGAAAAATACAATAGCTACTTATTAATTATCCTTTCATCATCATTATATCCGCCCTCATTTCTATGTAGTCCTTATATTTATCTGGATCGTTTACATAATCAATAACTCTATTTATTGCTATTTCCGCCTGTTTTTGCTTGACTTTCGTGTAATACCTTATGATTCCTTTACTCTTGTCTGAATGTCCAAGGCAGTAATCTATCACACCGTCAGGAATTCCAAGTTCGGAAGCGAACTGAGCAAAAGTTTTGCGGGCTGAATAAAAACAAAGAGTTTGTTTAATTCCTAAATGCTCTTTTAACTCTCTCATGCAGAGGTTGATGTACTTCTGTAGGTTTGGGTAGGTGTAGGAATATCCTAAATCCAATACTCCTTTCTTACTTATATATTTTGTTATAATAGGCTTCGCTTCCTCGTGTATCGGTATTGTAATATTTGATTTTCCGGTTTTTGCATGGATCGTCTTAGTTCTTTCAAAAGAGAGAACATTGCCTGATAGGTTTACTGATAGTAAGTCCTTCAAGTTTATACCACACAAATAAAAAGAGAGTAGTAGCATGTCTTTGCCTAATTGCATGCGCTTTCCTTCTACTACTGTATTTCGTATTTTCTGGAACTCTTCTATTGTCAGATCACACTCTTTAGGTTCGGCTGTTGGTATTTTAGTGTATGCAAATGGGTGCACATCTGTTTTCAGAACACCTGATTTGATTAGTTCGTTGATTCGGGCTTTCAAATGGGTAAGCCTTAATCCTATGTTACCATTAGCGTATCCTTTTTTTGTCATCCATTTCTTGAAGTGTTCAATTAACAAAGTATTGATTGCCTGAATGGGTATATCTCCTTCGGCGTTTGTAAACACCCGTACAGTCTCCTCATTCATCTTAGCATAGCTTTCCCTGCCTTCCTCTCTAATCTCATAAATTCGCTTTCGCCAAAATTCCAGAAATGAAATGTGAGAAGGTTTTTCTTTGGAAGTGATAATTTGTTTGATCTGTAAAGCAGTGAGCCACTCTTTGTCTTTTATTGAATTATATTTTTCTTTATATTGTGAGAATACAAACTCTATCCGTTTGTTCATTATACTTGCATCTTTGCGATAAACGACTTTTCCGTTTTCGAATTCTGCAATATCATCTAACAGAAATTCTGTTTTGATGTAAGTACGATCTTTCTTTTGGGAGATGCAGACTAAGATTGGGAGCCTGCCATCATGTTCCTTAATGGAACTCAAAACTGTTAATCTGATTGTTGCCATAAGCTGAATAATCAAACACAATTCTACTATACAATTTTGTGCAAATATATACGCAGATTTATGTTTTTTTTATTCAGAATTGAATTTTTAGAAAAGAAAAACGCTGATTAAATAGTTGATAATCAGCGTCTTGTTTAAGAGCCGCTAGCCAGACTTGAACTGGCGACCTACGCGTTACGAATGCGTTGCTCTACCAACTGAGCTATAGCGGCAGGACTCGTTTACGGCGTGCAAAATTACAGCTTTATTTGAGAAAACAAAA